ATAGCCTTCGGGAGGAGCAAGTTACGCTCTTGCGAAACCACTGTATCGCCAGACTTCTTAAGGATGCCTTCTGTTGCTTTGCTTGTGAGTGCTCGACCAAGAGTTTTAGTTGGGAGCGACAAGGCAGTTGCTGCAGTAGCCTTCTCTGCAGTTTCGCCAGAGTAGATAGACTTAGCAAAAATTGCTGCTACATCTTTACCGCTTTTAACGTTAGACAACTTCTGAATTAATTCAGGAGTAAATTGTGTTCCAGGATATGACTTCTCAACATTGACAGCAAATGTCTCTGGAGTCTTTGCCATTTCAGCAATGTCATCCATGGCACGCTTGACTGGGTTGAATACTGCATTGAATCGTCCAGCAATTCCGCCTGCTTCATAGGCGTTCATCACCATGTCGCTTGTCAATGGCTTGCCAGATACGCTCATTAAAAAGTTGGTAACGGTTTGAGAATTCTTAGCATAAGGAATTGTTGCGATAACAATTGGCTTACCAGAACCGTCAACGAGAGTTTTGCCTGAAGAATCTTCGGCATACTTAAGATACTTGCCAGACTTTAACGCACCAGCAATCTTGCCAGCATTGGCAAGCGGGTCTGCGGAAAAGTCAAAGGCTGCATCGGAAGCACCAGAAACAAACTGACCGATACCATGGTCAGTATCTTTAAGCGTTCTGAGGCCAGGAATATTAGATAAGCCATTAGCCAAATCTCTACCAATAGAAACTTGATAGGTTGGGTCAATAGACTTCTTGTAAGAATTTTGATACTGCGGAATGAGTTGTCCGCCAATATCGCGCTCAAGTGATGTGCCAATGCCCGCACCAGCAACAGCACCTTCAGGGCCTAAAAGAGAACCAACACTTGCGCCGAGGCCAACTCCGAGAGTGGCAAGCAAGCCTTGTCCAAAGCCATGGTCAACATAGACTGAGTGAATAAACTTGTAATCGCTTTGAATTTCCTGCAGTGGCTTTGCAGCCCACTTTGCGATACTGCTAATGATTGGGGTGTTTGTAATAACTTTACCGACATCACCAAGGGCTGTTTGCCACCATGATTGAGAAGCATGCTGGGCAATGTGATTATCTACGGCTGAAGCATTAGCGGCCATATGTACAGATGCAGCGGTAGCACCAGGTGCTTCTGGATTGCCAGACTGAATCGCAGCAGCCATCTCCGTTGGAGCCTTCTGTGTAGCATCTGGATAGCCCTTTACTGCAGCGTTAGCAGTAGCGACATTTGCACCAGGGGAAGGTGGGAGTGGTTGACTGGTAGGAAATAGTTGATTATTTGCCAATTACTGCCCCAATACTGACGCAAGACTCCGTAATTCAGGTGAGGCATCTGGGTGTGCAGCGAGTGATTGAACAACCTGTTTGGCTGATGTTCCACCCATTTGCTGTCCTGGCATAATGCCAAGAGCCTCTGGACCTGGGCCAGCGCCGAGAGGAGAGCCAGCAGTTACTGGTTCGTTCGGACGTTCTGTTGGCGCAAGGAGTGGTGTGACTTGTTGTTGTTGTTGCATTGCAGGATTGGCTTGGCCACCTTGCATTGCTGCCTGCGTGATAGCAGTTTTAGATGGTGCTGGTGTTTGTGGTGCTGACGCCATGGGCGCAGATGCTTGAAGGTCCATAAGTTCCTGACCATCTCCATAGTTGGGCATTCCTGCGATATAGCGCTGTGCTTGCTTAGATGCTGGTCCGCCATCGGTTCTGCGCGATTGTGCGCCAGGGCCTGATGTCATTGCTGGCTTGTTTGCCTGTGGCATGACTTACTCTCCCTCTTTTAGTGTCTCAATGGTACGGGCGGCATACTCGTGAAAGGTTTGTTGCTCTTCCACAAGATTAGCGTGTGTCTGAAGCATTTGGCTTCCAACCTTCAGACCATCTGCAATTTCATTCATAATGTTTGCAGTTACTTCAACGATAAGGGCAAGAACATCAAACTTGGTTACCCTTGTTGCGTCCGTGCCCTCGTCGTCTAAATGCATTTGTTTACTTCATTGGCTTTCCAGCAGTAGTACCAGTTCCCTTGGTACCTGAAGGCTGCTTGGTGTAGACGACGTTAGATGCACCTGTCTTGGCTGGGCCAGACTTTGACTGAATCTTTGTCTTCTGTGTTACTGCGTCAGATGAGCCATGTCCACCCTGATTCTTTGGTGCAGGAACCTTTGTAGTCAATGATGACTTCATTGTTGCCATTTTTTATCTCCTATAGGTTTGTTTGTAACAACCAGAACGCGTTTATACTGGTTGCTTTCTGGAAACACCCGCGGATAATTGCGGAGCACCAGAAGATGAAAGTCCTGCAAGCAGGCTCTGTAACGCAGTGCCACCACCCTGTGGTGCACCACCTTGTGTAGGTGCCCCAGGAGGAACCTGTCCAGGGGCGCCTTGAGGCGCCGCACCTGCGGCTGCAACTTCTGGGGATACTGGTTGTGGCGCAAAGGCGATGGCGAGAACATCCTCAATTGGGTCGCCATCCATGCGTCCTTTAATTGCTGCTGCTAGAGCATTGATAATTTTTGATGGGTCCTGGCCTTGTGCAGCAAGCGATGGAATCGCATTTGCATATGCACCAACTGCAGCGAGGAGAGAGTCACGAAGTTTCTCAACTTCAATTTTCTCTTCTTCCTGAGTGACGTTCATTTCCCAAGGCATTTGACGGCGAAGGAAGTCACGTGAGATAAGCGAATCCCCACGAGCCTGTAGTCCAAATACGAGAGCACGGTTAGGGTCAAGTCCTGCCATCATGCCGTATGTGACATCACACCAGTAATCGCCTTGAATATCTTTTGATGGGATGTATGTGATTTCGTAAGGAGCGCCAGCGTTAACGCCGCGTACTTCCTTCTCGACATTTCCAAACATTTTCTCGTCCATCATGAACATTAAGCGCATGACGTGACGGAATGACTCAGCAAAGACTGCCTGTGCTGTCTTGACCTGTGTATCGAATCCACCCATAAGTGCTTCGACGCCACGGCCTGTGACGATAGAACCTGACTGCTGGCCTAAGCGGCCCTGAGGGTAACGGGAACCAACTCGTAGTTCCTGGTCAAGAAGAGCAGACTCTTGGAAGATTCCATTAGGAATTTCAATACCAACGCGACGAATCTTCTCTGGGTTTGCAGAACGGATAGTTGCGTCTGGACCCATCTCAAGTACGTTAACATCGTTAGGCATTGCAATTGGAGCCTGTACAGATTTCTGTGCTGCTTCCAACTGGAGAGTTGCAAAGCGTGAGCGTGCAACTTGAACCCACATGATGTCATCAAACTGACCACGTTGGTTCTCATCAGAGTCTACGCCAGGGCGGACTGCAATGACGACTGGAATCTCACCGAGGAAATTCTTAGCGCGGTCAAGAACAAGATTGCTACGCTCTGGGATGAATAGGATTGTCTCATCCTTATCGGTGTAGCGGAATACTTCAAGGAGACGCTCAGATGAACGCTTCTCGTACTGACCACGAATAACTACCTCATGCTCAGGAAAATCATTGCAAAGTTCGCGTACTGTCTTCTGGTAGCGCTTGGTGTACGAGCGCAACTTGTTGAAGCGGTCATACTCTGGGTATGAACCAATTGGGTTGTCAATGCGAATCATTGGGCGATTGTTTTCAAAATCTGGCTCAACGATAAATGCAAGCATACCAAATGTCACATAGCGGTCAGCGCCTGTGTACATCTGAGTCTGTAGGTTGCAGGAGTCGCGGTAGCCAGCGGCAATCATGGTGCGCTTATCGGCACGCTTGCGAGCACGGTCAGAGATTGTATCTGTTGTGTCGCAGTTGAATGCTGGAAGTGGAGCAATAACTTCTGCTACGTCGCGTGCAGCAACGTCGATGAAGTTAGCCACCATTGGCTTAGGAAAGTCTGATGAGAATAGTTCAGGAAAAACCTGTTGAATGTTACCCTGACGGATAGACATGAGGTCAGTCCAGCGAGCATCACGAGTGTGGTAGTGGTCACGCAGTTTGCGTACCTTAATACCTAACTCGTCAATATCCATTGCCATACCACGTGCCTCCGTTGTTAGCCATCTCCTCTTGGAGTTTGGCGTATTCTTCTAGGTTCACAACTCTGCGTTGCTTTTGCTGACCACGTGTGAGGAATGGATTCTTGATGAATGTGCTTCCGTACGCACCCAGTTGGTTGATGTAATCGCGCATCTGAGTCTCTGCAAACCAGAGGGCCATTGGTCCGTC